ATTGAGAACGGTGACGTGGTGCTCGATGCAGGTCGAAACCCTATTTTGATTCAAGACCGAGCGGTGATCGCTCAAGACATCAAACACGCCATCATTGAGAGCAACTTAGCGGTGGATTTAATCGCTGAGCGAAGCCCATCAAAGAAAGCAGATATTCGCACCAAGTTGGAATTGCTCGTTGAAGAAGACGTTCGACTGGTACCAGGTACCGTGCGTTTGGAAGAACCAACCAAAGGCACGATTTACGTGTTCGCAACCACCATTGATTTTGGTGACATGCAATTTGAAATAGTGAACAACGGAGAGCGTTAATGACTGATATTCCAAAACCAGATTATTCCGAACTGGTGAAGCAATCCGGCATTCCAACTGATAAAGACGGCTGGAAGAAAGTGCTCAAGGAAGAGATGAACAAAGAAGAATGTATCATTTCTAACGACTCGCCGTTCTCTCCTTTCTGGCGCCTTATCGAGTCAACAGTAGTTAGCGTGACTTTGTGGCTGATTAACACTCTGTTGGTTGGCTATGTTCTACCAAACATGTTTGTCGCAACGGCGGTTGACCAATGGCTCGACCTGCTGGCATGGCAATGCAAACTCACTCGAAAAGGCGCGACGAAAGCCAAAGGCATGATCGCGTTTCAGCGCTCTGCGTCGAAAGGTCCTGCTCTGGTTATCCCAAAAGATACGTGGATTCAGACCGAACCAATTAACGGCACCATCTACCGTGTGAAAGTGCTTGCTGATACCACGATGCCAGAAAACGAAACCATGGTGATGGCAGAGGTAGAAGCCGAAAACGAAGGCGCAGGCTACAACCTAGGCGAAGGTTACTACCACATTTTGCCAACGGCGATACCGGGCATTGGTGCGGTGACCAACCCTGCAGAATGGTTGAACGAGGCGGGTTCAGATAAAGAAAGCAATGATGAACTTCGTTTACGTGTTCGCAACCAATGGAGCGCGGTTGCACGATGGCATATTGATGCGGCTTACCGTTCGCTACTTACCAGTCGCGCAGGCATCAATGACGACAACGTATATTTTGAGCATAACGCCCCGCGTGGACCAGGTACTGCCAACGCGTTAATTCTTCTCGATACGGGTGAGCCTTCATCCGACATGCTTGCCGATTTGAATGAGTACATTCGCATTGAAGGGCAACACGGTCACGGTGATGATCTGCAAGTTCTAGCGATGCCAGAAACCACTCACGATATTACTTGCCGAGTTTGGCCGCAGCGTTCTTTGACGATGGAAGACCGCGAAGCGTTACGAGTGAAGGTGGAGCAATTCATCGGTGCTGCATTCCGACAAAACACGGACTATTCACCAACGGTGACCAATCCAGTGCTTCGATTTAGTTTCTCTCGCTTAGGACAAGAGCTACATGCCCAGTTCTCAGAGATTGAATCACTCGAATTTGATAACGCTGACATCATCAACAATCTGACCGTGCCGCGCATTAATACGTTGGAGGTGTCGATTGAACATTCCTGAGATAAAGCTGCGTTACTGGATGGGTAGAGGCGAGCTGGCAAAGTTCGCCCGAGCTATGCGCAACTATTGGGGACATGTAAAGGCGGCATTCGAAATGCCATTGCAACAGCATGACCCACTCACCGCACCAATGGCTCTAGTGAATATTCTTGCTTGGCAACGTGAGATTGAACGACTAGGGCAAGAGCCGGAAGAGTTATTTCGAATTCGTGTGGCGCATGCCTACGGCTTTGCACGTGATGCGGGTTCGATTGCAGGTTGGGAAGATATGTTCGCCAAGTTGGGTTATCCGCATATTGGACAAGACGAACGTTTAGTCAATGTGCCTTGGGATGTAATCAGCTTAAAAATCAGAGACGGCGATTTAACCAACGTTCCTAAGCTGCTAGATACAGTAATCAGACAGTACGGCAGAACCTGCCGTCGTTATCAATACACCAGTTATGTAGAAATGCCTTTGGCAGCGCGAAGCAAGAACGTAGAAGCGCAGTATTCAACATCACACATCAAAACTCGACTAAACGTTGGCATGCTTCCAAATGTGCTCAACGTTGATTGCGAATATTACCAAGCCACAGTGAAAGGGTAAGGAATTTTAAAATGGCAAACAGCACCGATAAGTCAATTTTAACCGCCGCAGGTAAAGCACTGTTGGCACAGCTCAACGCAGAAGAAAAAGCACTTGTGATCGACAAGATGATTTTCGCCAATGTGCCGAATCGTCCAGAGTACCCACAACCAGATGATGTGGTATCAACTGACCACATCGTTCACCAAGAACAAGTCGAGCAGCGCGGTCGCCTTTCTGCAGACTCGGTAATTTACAGCACTACGTTGACCAGTGATGTTGGTCCGTTCGATTTCAACTGGACAGGTGCATACTGCTCAGAATATGGCGTGTTGGTGACCATTGACCATCATGCACTAACACCAAAGACGGCAGATGAACCAGGTGTCGCAGGTAATACACTCGTACGTTCGGTTGTTCTTGAATACAAGGACATTGCCGAAATCACCAATATCACCGTGGATGCATCAAGTTGGCAGTACAACGCTACAGAACGCATGAAGAAGATGGACAGCGATGTCGCGCAATCCATCATCGACCAGAATGGTAAAGACTGGTTTATCGAAGACGGTTTCTTAGTAACGCCATCGGGCAGCGCATACAGCATCAAAGCGGGTGCTGGTTACGTTTCTGGTAACCGTGTCGCTATGGAATTTGACCGAAGCGTTCAGGTTCCAAATAAGCCATCGTTTATTTACATCGACGCTCACCGTGAAGGCACACCAACAGGTGAGCAAGTTACCTTATTCAACTTTGTGGTGACCGCAGAAGAAAAAGACGACTACATCGACTCGTCAACGGGTAAGGATGTGAAGCACTTCGTTTGCAAGATTGCGCAGGTGCATGCTGATGGATCGGTGAGTGATTTGCGACCTGAGGGGGAAAGTGCAGGGAAAGATTGGGTAATGAATTATGGAGATCAGTATTTAATTTTAAACCCAGAAAATAATCAAGATATAAGTGAGTTGTTGAGTTCCCCTAGCGCAAAAGTGAAATTATTGCCGCCGGGTGAGTTTCATGTGTACGGTGATGTGACGTTGCCAATGGGAGTCTTAGGAACCGGAGTTAATGAAACCAAGTTGTTTGTTCATGGGAAACTACGCATCCATCAGAAAAAACAGTTTGAGTTCGGCAACTTTAGTATGCGAGTGATGAATGGTGGCATGTTGGAACTTGGTGCGTCGTGGGAAGGTAGATATAAGCCTATTAAGTTCAGTCATGAAACAAATGGAGAGTGTGCGTGCACGATTAAGTCTGGAGCAAACTCTTGGGGTTCACAGGACAATATTTATGAACAATGGTTCTTTGAACGATGTGGGTTGTTGACAGATTTAGAAGGTTATTTTAACGGGAATATATTCCGCAAACTTACTCTGTATACTAATTTGTCGTGGCACAGAATAAAGGATTCTGAATTTGACTGCCATGGTAATCAATATGAATCACCGATTTTTCAATCGGCAGTTGTAGTCAACGAACATAAGCAACCCCAAAACCTACTAACACCGTATATTGAGCATACAGACTTTCAAGGTCTTTGGAATGACATTTACTCAATACAGAATGCACCCTTTGCAGATCCTAAATCTAGGGATAGAGAAGTAATAAACAAAACTTTCTCTTTCAGCACATTAGGATATAACAGAGGTGAAGAAATACGCCTTCCATTTGCACCAAACGTTGCTACGACGACAGAAGAAGAAATAAAACATCGCTACCCGTCTGTTCAAGTTGATACTTTTGATGAGGAAACCTCTGTTACGGGGAAAGCTATACGCGTTACGTCCCCACCGGGTGCTTATGTAAGATTGTACCCGTTCTCAGACGAGGTGGTATCTAAGTACATACGAGCATTTGGCGCTGTTACAGTTTCATTTGATGCTAAGCATATCAGTGGTGATGGCGGAAATGTGACTGTAACACAGGATGGAAATAGTTATACGTCTCCAAATGTCAGAGGGAACGAATGGAGAAGGTATTCGTATACAGTAGGCGGTAGTAATGCAAACTGTGGAGTCTATGTAAGCAAAGCAATACTCGGTCAAATTGAATTTTGTAATTTTTCCATTAGTTCTGGGCGTGTAGCAGTTCAAGCGATTGCACCAGAGTATGTTAAACCGATAAAAAATGTGGATGGTGAAGTATCGTATTTAGCGAAGTCTGATGGGCAAGTTTCGTGGGATTTAGGTGATGAAATCTTCTATGGTCGTAAGTTTCTAAAGGCTGAGGGGGAATCTGCTCTTTTCAAACTCTGGGGAGCGTTGCCGCTATATGGCTATACAAGCGTAAGGTTTAGATTGATCGTTAACGATTCTTCATATCCTAACGGACTTTATGTAGCCGAAGGAATCATAGTTGTGTGTAACGCCGCGGGTGGAGAACCGACAAGGATGCTTGATTTCATCAATGAAAAATTGACAGGAAATGATATGGAAAAGCCATCTGTAACACTTACTTCAGAAGGGTTGTCGGTTCAGTTAGTCTCTGGACAAGCAAAAATGCATCTTAACCTAGATTATGAATCAACTAACGCATTCTAAATTGGATAAAAAATGCTAACCCTAAATGGAATTCAAATCTCACTCAAGAACCTACGCATTAGCGTTCGCCAACAGCTAGCCGGACAAGATATGTCCGGTCAGTCCTCGGCAACCGACCAAGCGGAAACAGGTAACAAGGGCAAAGTGTTGGCAGTGAGTGGCATCATCCCTTTCAGTAAACCTGAGATCCTGAGCAACCTTTTCAATATGGCAGGTGGGCAGCAAGAAAGTGCCCGCCAAATCTACCGCATTAGTAACAAAACAGCGTCAACGCTCAAAGTTCGTGAGGTAAAGTTTCAAGGCACTATTCGAGCCGATGAACAAGAAAGCCTGAGACAATGGAGCGTTGCGTTTGAGTTGGTTGAGCATCTTTCAGTTCCGGAACGAGTTGAACAACGTCAACAAGACCAACCTGCAACACAGCAGCAAGTCCAAGGGGTAGCCACTCCGGTTGAAGCTGGACAGAGTGAAGACGTACCACCGGACACAAGTATTGAGTTAACAGGTGTAATGAAAGTGCTCAAGTTAATTAATGATGCTTTGCCTTAAAGGTGACTTATGACGATAAACAACAAATTCACGTGTCGTGCTTATCTCGGCAGTCAAAAGGTAAAGACGAAAGACCACCGTGTTCTTTTTGATGTGAACACGCCTGCTCGCTGCTCAATTAAGGTGGAAGGTTCACCGAAAGTGAATACTATTGTTGCGGTCGATATCGGTTGGGGTGACAGCATATCACGTGTGTTTCTAGGGTATGTGGAGAGAGTTCAACCTGCTGAAAAGGGATGGTCAGAATTGTTTTGTCGCGAACTAGCGGCATTACTTTTCAAGCCACTTGATGTCACACTCAGACACCCAACCCTAATGCAACTGCTCAGTGATGTAACCAACAAAACGGGTTTGCAGTTCGTGGTACCAGAAGCAGCCTACAGCAAAACGTCAATCCCTTGCTTTTACAGCGACGGTAATGGTTACCGTGTCATGGATGAATTGGCGCAAGCTTTTAGCATAGATGATCTGTTTTGGCAGCAACAAGGCAATGGTCAGATTTACGTGGGGAGTTGGAAGGATTCATATTGGGCTGATAAGCCGGTTAACATCCCAGATAATTTAATGACCAACCGAACAGCGTCAAAATCAGTGAAAGTCCCTGCCATTCCAAAACTAAGACCCGGTGCGATAGTCAATGGTCATCGTTTAGTTGGCGTTGACTTTCAAGGAACAGAGGTAAAACTAACATGGATGTAAAAGCGATTCAGCGCATCATTTTTCGTTTGTTCCCAGAACTAACCGGACGATGGCATTTACCACGCTGGGGAAAGGTGGTTGCATTGCCAGAGCTGCCAGAAGAGGGCGACATATCTGATCGCTTTTATCCTCACTACGCAGTGGATGTTCAACTGTTGGATGAAAGGGGCGTGGAGTTCAAGAATAAAACACCACTTCAAGCGGTGCCATTACCGATACCAGGTGTTGGTGAGTATGCAGGAAGACTGGAACCACCTGCGGTTGGCAGTATCGTAGAAATTGGGTTCATGTTCGGACAGCCAGACAAACCTTTTATCCGTTGTGTTCTTCCGCTTGGGTTCAAGTTACCTGGTATCAAAGAAGGTGAAAGCCGATACCAACAACGCCAAGGTGTTTATCAGTTAGTCGATAAAGAAGGCAACTTTGAACGTAAGACCGACAAAGACGAAATCATCGAATGCTTGAATAAACGGGTGCAAGTATTGGAAGACCAGATTGTTCAAATCAACAACAACCACACGGAAGTCGTCAAAAACCTAAAGTCCACGTCTGCAAAGAAAATCATTGAAGTGGCTGATCTCATCACCATGAACGGGGGCACGGGTGTTTGCACTGGGCAAACTATTTGCCCGTTCTCTGGTAAGAATCATGTGGATGTATCTAAAACAGTTAAGGCAGGTAAGTAACATGTCAATGAGTAAAGAGTCACTTAAACAAAAGTTAGAAAATGAATTGGAAGCACAAGGCTTCGTCCTTACTGGTGATTTCGCAATGGCAGGCAAGATGGCAGAGGCGATTGCCAATGCTGTGTATGATGAAATCACACAGAATGCCAAGGCAGATGTAACAAGTGGTAGTTCAAAAGGACAGTACTCAATCATCTAG